CGAGCAGGTACGCCAGCTGTGGAACGAGTTTGACAATCTCAATACCCGCACCTCCAAACAAGAACTACTCAATATCGCCCAAATAGGTGGTCGCCTGGGTATTACCGATAAAGAGCAAATCAAAGAGTTCACTGAGCAAATCGATAAGATATACGTTGCCCTGGGTGACTCGTTCCAAGGCGGATTAGAAGAAGTTACTACTAAGGTGGGCAAACTCAAAAACCTTTTCGAAGAAACTCGCAATCAAAACTACGGCGAAGCCCTCAACGCCATTGGCTCTGCCCTCAACGAACTGGGGGCAAATGGTAGCAGTAGCGAACAAAACATCACCGATTTTGCCACCCGCATAGGGGCACTACCTGGCGTGCTAAAACCCTCTATCGAAAAAACATTAGGACTCGGTGCTGCCTTTGAAGAAAGCGGTATCGATGCCGAAGTAGCTGCCAGCGGTTACTCGCGCTTTATGAGCGTCGCGGGCAACAATATCGCTGCCTTTGCCAAACAGATGAAACTCACCACCAAAGAAGCCTCCGAACTGTTCAACACCCACCCCGAAGAGTTCTTTATACGCTTTGGCGAGAGTATGAAAGGCTTAGGAGCCGAACAAACAGCAGGCGTACTCAAAGGCTTAAAGCTCAACACCCTCGAGGTTCAAAAAGCATTGGGTACCGCTGGTGACAATGCCGACCGCTTTCGCTCTCTGATGAGCCTATCAGGACAAGCAATGCAAGACGGCACTTCTATACAAAACGAGTTCAACAAGGTAAACGAAAATACCGCTGCCATTTGGGAGAAAATAAAAAAAGTATTTGTCGAGACCTTCACCTCCGACATTATGACGCAATGGTTTGGCGGACTCATCAAGCTGCTCGGCTGGCTGACTGGGGTAACCTCCAAAGCTGGCGATGGTGTGAAAGCCTTCCGTGAGCGCCTCGCCTTTCTAATAAAAACCATAGTAGTGTGTACTACCGCCATAGTAAGCTACCGCACCGCTGTCTATCTCTCTACTGTAGCTACCAAAGCCGCTTGGCAACAAACCATCTTGTACAACGCCGCTATGAAAGTAACAAATGCTACTACCGCCTTGTGGAAAGGTACTGTATTATTGCTTTCGGCTGCCAAAGCCACCCTAACAGGCAACACCATTAGGGCAACAGCCGCAATGAAGGCGTTCAATCTCGTTACCAAAGTAAACCCTTGGGGCTTACTATTAAGTGCTATAACAGCTGTAGCAACGGCTCTTGTACTGTTCTCCAATAAACAGAAAGAAGTCAATGTGCAGCTCAAAATACAAAACGATGCAATCAAAGAAGCTAATGTACAAACCGCTGCACAAGAACACCATTTGCGACAACTCCTCAAAACAGCCAACGATACCAACAAGAGCTATAACGAACGCAAAAAAGCAGTAGACGAACTTAATCGCCTTGTACCCCAATACAACAAACAACTAACAGTAGAAACCGCTAACACCCTGCAAGCGAAAAACGCATTAGATACCTACATCGAAAGCCTTAAAGCCGCTGCACGCGAAAAATATTTAAAAGCCCTTGTCGACCAAAAAGCCGAAGCCCTCGCCAAAGCCGAGTATTCCTCTTTAGAAGACAATATCGCTTGGTACGAAAAAACGTGGAATGCTATTAAAAATATAGGTAATCCTATAGCTTCTGTAAGTGATGATTTGCTAACAGCTACTAAAAATAAAATGCAAAACGTGAGGAAAGCAGGAGAAGAATTAAAAACAGCTACCGACCTTCTTGTTAAACAACAAGAAGAAAATACTAAGAATGGTGTTGTTACTGATGATAGTGTCTCTTCTATATCTCCTAACGGTGAAGAAACCAAAAAACAGTCCAAAGACTATGCCGATGACTACCGCAATGCCAATAAAGCCCGCTTGGCTGCCGAGCAGGAACTCCAAAAGGAAATCACACAGGGCTTAGAGGAAAGCCTCGACAAGCAGCTCGCCCTTACCGAGCAGAAGTACAACGACAAGCGCTTCAAACTACAACAAGAAAATGCCGACTTAGAGCAGGACATTCTAAAACTAAAAACAGAAGCCAAAACCAATAGCGATCCAAACCTGCTAAAAACAATCCAAGAAAAGCGTAAACTACAAGAACTCAACAAGCAAATAGCCGTTGAATACGAAAAACAAGAACAAACAGAACTCGCCCAAGTACGCGAAAAACATAGTGCCAAAGAGGTAGAGCGCACACTCAAAGAGATGAACGACTGCCTTGCCGTAAAAAAACGCGAAAAAGCAGAAGAGCTCCTACTCATTCAGGATTTAGACACCGCCAAAGAAGCCTTAGGCAATCAGATTTCAGATAAAGAATTATCGCAAATCAAAACCTTGGAGGACGCTAAAAAAGCCCTACGCCGCAAAGCCGATGAGGAGGTACTAAAAGAAAGCCTTGCCAGCTTCGAGGCACAAAAGAAACTCCTAATAGGCTACCTACAAACCGTTACCGGTGAAGCCAAAGACAAGCTTATAGAAGATATTCAAAAGGTGGAAGAGCAGATGACCAAAGTAAAAGAGCAGTTAGACGGCTTAAAAACCAAAGAAGTAGATAAAGCAGCAGGCTCCGAACTCGAAAAGGTAGATGTATTAGGTTTTACTGCCGCTGAATGGGAAAATGTATTTAAAAACCTCGATAACGTGCACGCGCGCTTTCGAGCCGTCGAAATGGGCATAGGGGCAATGAACAACGCTTTTAGCGCCTTTACCCAATTGCAAGAAAACCTCAATGCCCGCGAGCTTTCCAAATACACCGCCAATCAGCAAAAGAAAAAACAAGCCCTACTCGACCAACTCAACCAGGGGTATATTTCACAAGCCCAATACCAAAAAGAGTTGCAACGCCTCGATGAGGAAGCCGAAGCCAAAAAGAAAGAACTCGCCCTCAAGCAGTTCAAAGCCCAAAAAGCCGCCAATATGCTCAATATCATAGCCAATACAGCTATGGCAGTAATGCGAGCCTATTCCGATGCAGGACCTTTGGCAGGTACAGCCTTAGCTGCTATCGTGGGCGGTATAGGAGCGGTACAACTCGGTATCGTAGCAGCACAACAGCCCCCCAGCTATGCCCAGGGCGGCTATACCAAAGGCTTAGGCTTTACTGACGAAACAGGACACGAGGTAGCAGGGGTAGTACACGGCAAAGAGTACGTAATACCCGCAATGCTTCTTGCCGACCCGCAAGTGGCACGCGTTACCGAGTGGATAGAAGCCAAACGCACTGGCAAGGCGCAAAACACCTATGCTACTGGCGGCAATGTATCAGCAGCCCCCGAATCGTCCTACACGTCTGACAAGTCAGATAAAGGAGGAGACCAATTGGCTTCTATGAGCGAACTCAAGCACACCCTGGCACAGCTCACTGCCACCCTCGACCGCCTCGAAAAAAACGGTGTAGATGCCTATGTGATTGCCGATGCCAAAAACGGACGCGAAATGCAACGCGCTATTAAAGAATACGAAAACATCCGAGAAAAAAACAGACGATAATGGATATAACAATACCACAAACATACGAAGAACTCAGCGAGCAGCAACGAGGGGCGTTGTGCAGGATACTCTTAAAATTGGATAACACCGAAAAAACGCCGGTGCGCATTATCCAAATCCTCCTTTCGCACCTGCCCAAGCGTACCCAGCAGCAGCTACTCCTGCAAGTACCATTCACTACGCTATGGCAATACGCCGAGCCCTTCCTCACTACCGAAAAGCTATATCATTTTCGTGAGGTCACGAAAATGGTAGCACCCGCTCCTCGTTTAGCCAACCTTACTATCAAGCAGTTCTCGGTAGCTGATAGCCTCTATTATCGTTTCCGCCTATCGCAGTACCAGGACGAATTGCTGTTGCGCCAGCTTATGGCATCGCTCTACAACTTTGCCCACCAGCCCTTTGATGTGCTAAACCTCCCACAAGTAGCCGAGCATACCGATAAGACACCTATAACCACCGCCTACGAGGTAGCCTTTGCTTACACCTGCTGTAGGGAATATATCATTAACAGGTTTCCCAAAGTATTTACCTCTCCCAGCCCCTCCCAAAGAGGCGAAACCCCCGTTTTTAGGAAAGAAGCCGCTTATATGCCCTTTTCAAAGATTATCAGCGTAATGGCAATGGATAAGCATCAGCCCTTAGGCAATTGGCACCAGTGCAATGCCACCCGTGTGTACGATTTTTTTGAA